GACTAGGCAGGGCATGAGGATGCTGTAAGTTCAATTCTTACTATGTTCAAACTTATTAATACACTATATGTAGATATGCTGGATTAAAACGGAATTTAATTCAAATGTCTAAAAGAGTGGGGCTTGGTAACCTCACTCAATTTGCAAGGACTGGTGTGTAATCTTAGGTTCGATTCCTAAAACTTGCTCCCTTAAATATAATATGTATCCCCTAAGAATAAGGCTTTAGATTAAATTTAAAGTCTTATTTTTTTATTTATAAAGCAAATAAAGAGGTGGTGGTATGGCAGATTTGACTGAAAAACAAAAAAGGTTCTGTGATTATTATATTGAAACTGGTAATGCAACAGAAGCATACAAGAAAGCATACAAAAATAACAATCAAAGAACATCAGAAAGTAATGGAAGTAGACTGCTGAGTAATGATAAGGTTAAAAATTACATTGATGAAAGATTAAAGCAAATTGAATCAAAGAGGATAGCAGATGCAAAAGAAGTTATGGAGTATTTAACAAAGATACTAAGAAATCAAGAACAAGAAGAAGTTGTAATAGTATCAGAAAATGGTCCTGAAATAATAAAAAAAGATGTAAGTATAAAAGATAGAAATAAGGCAGCTGAATTATTGGGTAAAAGGTATGCTTTATGGACTGAAAAAGTTGATTTAGATGGAAATGTTGGTGTAACTATAATTGATGATGTAGGTAATTTAAATGATGGATAGAAAAATATCTGAAATAATAAATAAAAATTTTTATGAATTTTGGAAAGTAAGTAATAGTAACAAATACCTATATCATGTATTAAAAGGTGGAAGAGCTTCAGCTAAGTCAACACATATAGCCTTTTGGTTAACTATGGCTATGGTTAAATATCCAGTAAATACTGTTTGTTTTAGGAAAGTTGGTAATACAATAATGGATAGTGTATATGAGCAATTGAAAGAAACTATAGAAATATTTGGTTTAACACATTTATTTCAGTTTAAAAAATCCCCAATGGAAATTATTTTTATTCCAAGAGGAAATAAGTTTATATTTAGAGGGCTTGATGACCCACAAAAGATAAAATCTATAAAATCAGCTAAGTATCCAATAGCTTTTGCATGGTTTGAAGAGGTTGCAGAAATAAAAACAGAGGATGAGTTATCTATGGTAATTAATTCAGTGTTACGTGGAGAATTACCAGACAAATTGAATTATAAAATATTCCTATCATACAATCCTCCAAAAAGAAAACAATCATGGGTTAATAAGAAATTTGAAATACATGTATTACCTAAAAATACATATGTTCATCATAGTATTTATTTAGATAATCCTCATATATCAAAGGCTTTCATTGAAGAAGCTAATGAAATTAAAATAAGAAATGAGTTTAAATATAGATGGGAGTACTTAGGAGAGCCAATTGGTTCTGGAGTAGTCCCTTTTTCTAATTTAGAGTTTAAAACAATCACAAATGAAGAAATATTCCAGTTTGACAACATAAGGCAAGGTAATGACTTTGGATATGCAACAGACCCTATGGCATTTGTAAGACTGCATTATGACAAAAAGAAAAGAGTTATATATTTTATAGATGAAATATTTGGGGTGAAAATGTCTATAAGAGAATTAGCTTCTAAGATTAAATCAAAAGGATATGATGACTTTAGTGTTATTTGTGACAGTGCAGAACCAAGAAGTATTGCAGAGCTTAGAGAATATGGAATAAAAGCATTGAAGGCTAAAAAAGGACCTGGTTCAATCGAATTTGGAGAGAACTGGCTGGATGATTTACAAGCAATAGTAATAGACCCAAACAGAACTCCAAATATAGCTAGAGAATTTGAAAATATAGATTATCAAACAGATAAGGATGGAAATGTAAGAGCTAAGTTAGAAGATAAAGACAATCATTCAATTGATGCAACAAGATATGCATTAGAGTTAGATATGAAAACACATGGAAGAGAAAGAAAATATAACAGTAGATAGGGGGTGTAACATGTTAGATTTGATAGATATAATTCAGATGGAACTTACAGGATTGTATGGTCAAGAAGTAATAAGAGAAATGGGTGAAATTATAAGGCTATATGATAAGTATGAAGGTACAGGACAACATTGGATAGAAGAGGAACAAGATTATAAACAAACAAGGAAGAAAACAAATTATATTAAAAAGCTGATTAAAGAAGAAGCTAGATTTTTATTTGGTAAGACACCAATATTTACAATAAAACCAGAGAATGATTTAGATAAAGATAAGGCAGAAGAAATAAACCAGTGTATTAATAAGATTCTAAAGAAAAATTTGTTTTCAGATAAACTAATTAAAGCGGCTAGAGATTGTTTTATTGGTAAAAGAATAGCTATAAAGCTACATGCAGATAAAGAAAGTAAGAGTTTAAAGATAATGTTTGTACCAAGTTTAGAGTTTATATATGAACCATTTGATAACCAATTTGATGAGCTCAAGAAAATCGTATTTTTCCATCAAACAAATCAAGAAGTTGAAAAAGATAAACAGAGAATTTGGAAACAAAAATATGAAATGGTTAATGATAAATGTATATTAAGTGAAGGTATTTATAATGGTTATGGGTTATGTACAGAAGAAATAGTGAGTGATACAGATTTAAAACTTAGTGGAATACCTTGTTATGTAATTCTTAATGATGGTTTGCTTGGTGATTTAAAGGGTGAGAGTGACATAGAAGAGATATTTGATAATCAGATGGCTTATAATAAGCTAGCTTCTGAGGATATAGATACTCTTAAAAAAGGAATGAATCGTATCATATATGGTGTTGATGTTGAAGAAGAGTCAAGTAAGCATTTTAAAATAAAACCAGGAGCTTATTGGGATGTAGAAACTTCTCAAACGGCTGACCAAAAACAAGCACAGATTAATACAATTCCTACTGACTTTGGATATGATACTAGAATAGAAAACTCTCTTAATAGAATTAAATCAGATATGCATGAAGTACTAAATATACCTCTTATAAATAATCAGGACCTTAAAGGTATGATGACATCAGGTAAATCAATGAAAGCTTTGTATTGGCAATTAATAACTAGATGTGAGGAAAAAATGAAATCATGGGGTCCAGCTCTTGAATGGTTGATACAAGCCATGATAGAGATGATAGAAGTATATAATATAGTAAAAATACCTATATTAGACAAAGATTCTTATGAAGTAATTGTTGAAAATCAATATCCATTACAAGAAGATGAGGATTCAGAAAAATTACTTGATATTCAACAAGTAAATGCTCAAGCAATGTCTAGGAAGACTTTCATTAAGAAGTGGAATAATAGTAATGATGATATAGCAGATGAAGAACTGCAACAAATATCAATTGAAAGACAAATATTAGAAGAAAGTTTTAATTTGGAAGAGGAAACAGAAGCTATAGATACAGAAGAATCAGACGAAGTAACTAATGAAAAAGAATCAAAAGAAGTAGTTGATGATGAATAATGGCTAATAAGTTTAATAAGGCTATGAAGAATGCTGAAAGAGCTAGAGACATATCATCAAATAGAACTACTAAAAAGATAAGAAAGTTATATAAAGATATAGCTAATGAATATGCAAAAAAATTAAATAGAGTTAACTCTAACACATTAACTGAACAATATTTAAGAGAAAGTATAATTTATTTAAATAAAGAGTATGATAGGTTAGGAAAGAAGCTAAAAAAAGATATTGAAAGTGAAATATCAAAAGTAATAAAAACTACTACAGATGAACAATTAAGTTTTTTCAATAACATATGTGATAACTATTCAGTTAATTTAAAGCCACAATTCACTGATATGTTTAGTAAAGTTCATGAAGATGTACTAAGGCAAGTTATATCTGGTAGCATGTACAAAGACAAACTTAAATTAAGTGATAGAATTTGGAGTAATATAGATAAAACTAAGAAGGATTTAGACTACATTGTAAGTAGAGGATTAGCAGAAAAAAGAGGTAGTTATGATATAGCAAAAGATTTAGAAAAGTATGTTAATCCAAAGGTTAAGAAAGATTATGATTGGTCAAAGGTATACCATAAAAGTAACAAAAAAATAGATTTTAATGCCTATAGACTGGCATCTACATATATAACTCATGCATATCAAAAGACAGCTAAAGAAAGTTGTAAGAAGAATCCATTTGTTAAAGGGATTAAATGGATGTCATCACATCATCCTAGGATGTGTAAGGTTTGTGCAGATAGAAATGGAAAAACATATATTCCAGAAGAGTTACCATTAGAGCATCCTTTAGGAAAGTGTACTTTTGAATATGATATTCCAATGAGTATGGAGGACATAGGTAAAGAGTTAAGAAGCTGGATAGATGGAGAAGAAAACTCTAAACTTGATGAATGGTTTGATGAATATGGATTAGACTTTGCAGGAATAGAAGGAAAAGCTAATAAGAATAAAGAACCAACTGAAGATGAAATGTTAGCTTTATATAAATATATGGGTGGAGATGCCTATAAAATTAATGAGAAATTAAGAAGAAATATTAAATTGACAGAAGAAGATGAATGGTTTATAAATAACTTAGATAGAGTTTTAGATAAAATGCCAAATTATGAAGGGGATGTTACAAGGTCATTATATTTTTATAATAAAGAAAGTTTAGAAGCTTTTTTAATTGAACATGAAATTGGAAAAACTATACAATACTCAGAATTTATCTCGACTACAAAAGGAAAAACCTACAATCCAGAGGGTCAAGTAGAAATATATATATTCAATTCTAAGAATGGTAAAAATATAAGTATGTACAATGAAAAAGAAGAAGAAGTTTTGTATAGAAGAAATTCTAAATTTGAAATAATTGAGTTAGAAGAAATGAATGGCAAATATTATATATTAATGGAGGAACGCAATGGATAATAAATTTGAAGATGATAAGTATTCAGAACCATTTAGTCATCCAAGATGGAAAGATGTACCATGGGGTGAAACTATAGGATATAGAGACATTCCAGAAGAAGAAAGAAAAAAATATAAAAAAATACTTAGAGAACATCTAAAAGATATTGGAGTATTAAAAGAAGATTAAAGACACTTACTTAAATTAAAGATTCGTAAGTATGTACAAGTTGGGGGAGATAGTTACTAATTATGACTATACTTCAACAACAAAAGGAAGTACTTATAATTCTGAGGGTCAAGTGCAGATGTATATATTAAATTCACAAAAAGGAAAAGATGTAAGTAAATATAACCCTAAAGAACAAGAAGTATTATATAAACGAGGTTCAATGTTTAAAGTTATTGAAATTGAAAGAATTAAGGGAACAATTCATATTTTATTAGAGGAAGTGTATTAAATGCTAACAATAGAAGAATTTATAAAGCTACCTGATGAAGAAAAAGGAGATGCTTATAAAGAATTATCTCCTCATGATATGTTTTTATGGAGAACACAATATTCACCAATTGGATTTGAAGTGATAGGTCATGAAGAAATCTCAGAAGAAGATAGGATTAAGAACAAAAAGAAGTTTAGAGAACATCTCAAGAAAATAGGTGTAATGGAAGAGTAAATATTTATAATAGTCAGAGGAGCTATAAAATGTGTAATAAATTTGAAGATGATAAGTACTTAGAACCTTTCAGCCATCCAAGATGGAAAGACATTCCGTGGGGGGAGACTATTAGGGAAGTAGAGCGAACTGAAGAGGAACAAGCACAAATAAGAACAAAATTTAGAAAGAAATTAAAAGAAATTGGAGTAATAAAAGAAGATTAAGGCACTTACTGAAATTAAAAATTAGTAGGTGTTTTTTTATTGCCTTTTTTAGCTATATATAGGCGTAAAAGAAATAAATAGCAAACTATACTAGAGAGGCAAAACTCGTATAAAAGCGTAGTGTAGGAGGGAATTATGGAAGAATTATTAAAAAAATTGGGGTACCAAGACACAGACATAAAAAATATAATTGAGGGTATGAAAAAAGAGAAAATCTACACTTCTAAGGAAGAAAATATAGATGAAAGATACAATAAGTTGAAAGAACAAAAATTAGCCTTAGAAGAGCAAATAAAAGGTGCAAATGACACTATATCAGATTTGAAGAAAAATAGTAAAAACAGTGAAGATATAGAGGCAAAAGTGAAAGAATGGGAAAATAAATATAATGAACTTGATAGTACGAGTAGAGCTAAAATAAAGAATATGACTATAGACTATGCTATAAATTCTAAACTATCTGGAGTAAATGAAAAATATAGGAAGCTCCTATGTAAAGAATTTGATACCAGTAAAATGGAAGTAAAAGATACTGGAGAAATTATAGGATTAGATGAACAATTTAAAGACATATCAGAAACATATAAAGAATGGTTTGAAAGTTCTACTCCAAGTAATACAGGTTCTCCAGGGAATTTCCCAAGAAAATCAAATGTAGTCAATAATCCTTTTATAAAAGAAACATTCAATTTAACAGAACAAGGAAGATTATTAAAAGAAAACCCTGATAAAGCTAAAGAATTTGCAGCTCAAGCAGGAATAAATTTATAAGGAAGAGAGTGATTTAAATGGCAGTAACAAAATTAAGTGATGTAATAGTACCAGAATTGTTTAACCCATATGTAATAAACAAAAGCATGGAGTTATCATCTCTATATCAAAGTGGAATAATTACAAATGATGCAAGCTTAAATGCTTTAGCTTCTCAAGCTGCACCAGTTGTAAATATGCCTTTCTTTGAGGATTTAAGTGGAGAATCAGAGCAAATAATAGAAGATGCTGATTTAACACCAAATAAAATTACTTCAAGTCAAGATGCAGCAGCTATATTAAGAAGAGCAAAAATGTGGGCAGCTACTGATTTATCAGCAGCTATGGCAGGAAAAGACCCAATGGCAGCAATAGCTAGTTTAGTTGGAAGCTTCTGGGCTAGAGATATGCAAAAAGAACTTATAGCAGTTTTAAATGGTGTATTTTTAGCTGCAAATATGACAACAAATAAGTTAGATATATCAGCAGGAACAGGAAATGCAGCAAAATGGTCACCATCAGCTTTTATAGATGCACAACAGTTATTAGGAGATGCACAAGGTCAGTTAAAGGCTATAGCAATGCATTCAGCTACAAAATCAGCACTTAAAAAACAAAATTTAATAGAAACTATTAGACCAGATGTAGGTCCAGATTTTGAAGTTTATCAAGATAAATTAGTTATAGTTGATGATGGTTGTCCTGTATCTAAAGAAGGAGTTTATACTTCTTATCTATTTGGTAGTGGGGCAATAGCTTTAGGAAATGGTAATCCAGTAGGGTTTGTTGCTACAGAAATAGATAGAGATAAGAAAAAAGGTTCTGGAGTAGATTATTTAATCAATAGAAAAACATATATACTACATCCAAGAGGTATAAAATTTACTAATGCAAGTGTAGCTAAAACAGAAGGTCCTTCAAGATTAGAGTTAGCAAAAGGTGAAAACTGGACAAGAGTTTATGAGCCTAAGCAAATAAGAATAGTTGAATTTAAGCATAAGTTATAAAATATAGTTTTTAGTAGGTGATAGTATGGATTTAGAAATCTTAAAAAATATAAAAACAGAACTTAGAGAAGAACAATCACCTTTTTTTTCTGATGATGAAATTACTTATTACTACAATAAAAACAATCAAGATTTTAATAAAACTATGTATGAACTATGTATATTAAAAGCTGAAAATGATAGTATCACTTTACCTGGAGGCTTAAGCATGCCAGAAAATAAACTATATTGGTTAACTCTGGCAAAAAAGTTTAAAACAAATGGAAGTAGATGTCTATGATAGCTCAAAAGGTAAAACCAAAGATAATCAAAGCTATCAATAAGATGCCAACAGAAGCTACAGTAAAAAGAGTTGGAGTAAATGAGTTTGGAGAGCCTTCAGATGAAGAAAATATAGTTTGTAATATGATAGGTTTATATCATGAAGGAAGTAGCTCTATAAGTCAAATAACAAAGGATAAAGGTGTTGTTATAAAAGATAAAGAGCAGTATTTAATGGTTGTTTGTGATGAAGATACAGTAAAGATAAAGCAAGGTGATTTTTTGTATTTAGATGATAATAAGTTTATTATACAAGACCTTGGAAATCAAAATAGAATGAATATTTATTTTGATTTAAAGTTAGGAAAGGTGAGATAGTATGAGTAATGGATTTAAATTTGATACTAGCAAGCTGCTTAATGCTTTAGTAAGTAGAGAAATGAAAACTAAGGCTGCACTAGGAGCTTATGCAGACACTTCATCTCAACTATTAGAAAGCACTGCCAAAAACGATAGACCATGGAAAGACCATACTCATGATGCTAAAAATAGGCTACATGGTAGTTGGGAATGGCAAGGAGACACTATAAGGATAGCACTTAGTCATGGAGTTGACTATGGATTATACTTAGAAAAAGGTACAGGTCCACATGTTATAGAAGCAAGACCTGGAAGTTATTTATTTTGGGATGGAGCATCACATCCTGTTAAAAAAGTTAATCATCCAGGAAGTAGACCATATCCAATTATAATGCCAACTATAGAAAAATGTGCACCAAGTATTATAAGAGGTCTTGATGTGATTTTAAAGTAGGTGAAGTATGTTTAAAAAAATATATAAACATTTAAAAAATAAGGGTTTTAATGTGTATTCTATTGGACAACATCAAGGATTATGCATAGAACCTTTTTTAGTTATATTTGAAAAAGGTCCTCTACAAACAACAGAAAAAAATATAATAAAAGATTTATTTGAAATATATGTATTTTATCCAATTGGACAGTATTCTAAAGTAAGTGAATACAAGATAAGTGTTGAAAGTGTCATGGATGAAATAGTAGGAATAAAACAAGCTTATGAAGCTTTACCTATTCTTATAGATGATGAAAAACAAGCTTATTTCACGAGATTAAGTTATTATGAAAACAAACAAATTAGGAGGTAATAAATATGGCAGTACAAATATTAAATCAATACCCACTTACAGATGTTGTATTAGTTCAAATTGAAACAGTTGAACAAAATCCGGTTACATATACATTTGATACATCTGATGAGATAGGGACAGAGGAAATCATTTCTGAAGGTGAAGAATTAACTTTAAAAATAAAGAAAAAAATAATAGCAAATAGAGCAGCAGAAGATACAAGTTTAGGATATGATTTGACATTAAAAGATAATGTATTTTGTCCTGAAATACTTCAAATAATGCAAGGTGGAACAATAGAAAAAGAGGAAGATGGTAGCTTTAAGAGATATTTAGCTCCAGAAGTAGGGAAGACTTTTTCTAAGAAATCTTTTAAAACAATAATTTATAGTTCAGTTGTTGGACCAGGAGGAGATACTGGGCAATTTGCTAAGACGACTTTCCCAAATTGTAAAGGAAAATCTGTTCCACTAAACTTTAAAGATGGAGAATATTATTCAAATGAATATGTTATAAATAGTAGACCTAACACAGGGCAATCTCCTTATGAGGTTGAAATAGTAGAGGAATTACCTAATGGTTATGAAGCTACAAAAGTATTTTTAGACAGTGCATCTGTATCAGGAGCAACAGCAGGAGATAAAAAGATAACAGGATTAACAGCAGGCAAAATATATAAGGTTACAGTTAATAGCAATATAAAATATACTTTAGCAGATGGAACATTAACAGATACTGAGTCTGATAAAGCAGCATTAACAGGAACAGAGATAATAGGATTAACAAATGGAGAAACATATAAGGTTGAAGAAGTTAGTGTAAGTATATAAATAGATAAATTAAAGCTCTAGTAATTAGCTAGAGCTTTTTTTAGAAAGGGGACATAAATATGAATGAACTTAAAGTAACAAGTTTAGAAGAATTGAAAAAAATAAAATTGACTGAGGTAATAGAGGTTGGAAGATTTTTAGATGGAACTATGTTAGTTGCAGAAGTAAAACAACCTGACTTAATGGCTCTTGCAATGGCTGGTAAGATACCAAACAGCCTAATGACAGCATCAATGAGTTTAGTTGAAGAGAAGGAAAGTAAAGATAGTACAGGAGAAAAAGTACTAAAGAAGATGAATGATGAGTCTAATTTCTCAAAAGAAATGTTTGAAATGATGGATATAGTGGCTAAAGAAGTGCTAGTTAACCCTACATATGCTCAAATTAAAAAAATAGGATTGGAACTTTCTATTGAACAAAGATTAACATTATTTAATCGTATTCAAGGAGGTACAAAGTCACTAGAAAACTTTCATCAAGAGTCCACAGATATTGAGGATTCTAAATCAAGTGATAATGTACAACAAGATGCCTAGTGAGATATTAAGAATTAAAGATGAATATACTTCTTTTTGTTTCGATGAAGCTTGTATGTTTTTAGTAGATGCTATAAAAAATGATAAAAAGCTTAAATTTAAAGAAAATAGTAATACTTCTAAAGAAAATATAAAAAGAACTACTTTTGTTGATATGGCATTAAAAAAGAAAGAAAAAGATAGAAAATAGTATTAATTTATTCTATTATAATAGACTAACTCTGTGATTTAGTGTAAAATTTATAATGAGAAAATAACTTCACTGGGGGATTATATTATGAAAATAAACAAAAAAATATTATCATTAGTTCTATCGTTAGTAATTGGGATTTATGCAGTTGGATGCAGTTCTCCAAGTTCGTCAGATGATTCATCTAAAAAAGATGCAAAGACAGAGCAAAAGAAAGATGAAAAAAAAGAGTATAAATTTGGAGATACTATAGAAATGAAAGACTATGATGAAGGAACTTACAAGCTAACATTTGAAGGTGTGAGAAGCACAGATGAACGTAATGAGTTCGCTGAAATTGAAGCTAAAAAAGTAGTTTTTGTTGATTTTAACTATGAAAATGTAGATTGTAAAGAAGCTGTATTTGTAACTGAGGGAATTGAATATCAAGTGGCAGATGGTGATGGAAATGTGCTACAAACTTATCCAGTAGACGATTCAACTAGAATGCAACAAGAAACAACAGCAGGTACTAAATCAAAGGGAACAACAGCGTTTGCTATAACATCAGACTCAAATGCTGTAAAAATAATTGTAAAAGATAAAGTAAATAATAAGGTCATGGGAGAAATAAATGCTACTTTAGAATAAAAATAGTATTAGAGAAAAGAAAAAAGTTAACAGGTAAAATATTCTAAATGAATAGAATAAATTAATGTTAATTTATGATATAATGATAATATAGATATTTTGCAGTGTACGATTTTTTATATAAATTGGATGTAATCATTGAAATTACTACAATATAAGCATGTTTTGTGGTGTGTGAAAAACACTACTGGTTACTCACTGCAATTTTAATATGGTTTTATATGTGCAAGAACTGGAAGTGCTCAATTTATTTTGGGGTATTATATTAACTATGTGGTATGTAAATTTGCAGAAATATAATTTTATTGTTCTAAATTTAATGTATTATATTAACTAAGTGGTATGTA